TTCCAAGGAACGTGCCAATAGTTGTTGCCATACGATGAGAGACTGGGCGCAGTATTTGATCGATTAGAAATTGCATTACTTAACCTTTCTTTGTGCAATATGGAACATAGCGGCGAGAGTTACCGCCTTTGCTTTTGTTATTAGTTGGGCGTTGTTTACAGGTTTGTCGCGACAAAGGCTTTTCACGCGACAATACCCGCTTTTGAGAGGGAGCAACGCCCTTGGTATGGTCAATTTCTTGCCCAACCAATGCTTTTTGATTTACTCTTCCGATTTTTTCGTATTCGGAAAAGGTGTCAATGAATGTCCGCCTTTTAACCGATCGCGCAATTCGCGCTTGGTTGACCGGTCTTGGGGCGGTTATTTGTGTTCTTTGACTTTTTCCTGGTCGGCGAGCCATTTTTTTGTTGCCTTTGCTTCTGCTTCCATTTCTTGACGGTTCTGCTCTTTATAGAGTGTCCACCTTGCTCTTCTTTCCTGGAATTCATCAATTTCAGCAATTTCCTCGCTTGTCAACACCACACCGGCCATAGAGCGCGGCGCGTGGGTTTCGGAATAGAATTTTATCTGCTCAGAAATTGGCAAATTTTCAAAGGCATCTTTTATTTTCTTCAAATTATAGCGCCGATATGCATTTTCCATCCATTCTGTTTTTCTAGCATTTATGCCTTCCGGCCATAGTTCGAATAATCTATCAAAATACACCTCTTGCGCTTTTCCTTGCAGGGTATAGCGCCATTTTGAAGGATGCGCATTCGGAGGCATATAATTAAAGTTACGCGGAAAGACCTGCATTTCAGCTTGTCTTTCTGCGAATTGACGCACCATTTGTTCGCCTAGAATTGGTCGTTTTGAGTAGCCGATCCATTCGCTTAGGTGCTGAGTTTTGTCGCGCTTTTTCTTGCGCTCCTGTTCTTTGGCCTTCACCAGATATTTAACAATATATCGGATTTTGGCCTCAGATGTTCCGTGATCTGCATAGACATAGCCCCAAGGCCAGTGCTTCCAGCTCACGTAGTTTTTTTTATTTGGTATCTCGGGAGGTATCCCTTGGCCCATGAGGAGTACGTGGAAGTGGGTTCGCCCTTTTCTTTCACCGTACTCACCAGCGGCCAGATATTTGAACTGCCAGTGACGCCTTAAACGACGTTGGAATTTTTGAAAGTCCTCCACGGTGACTATTTTGGTTTGAAGGGGATTTGTTATTTTCTTATCGTCGTAAGTAAGTGTTAGGGCCATGGTCCAGTCTGATTTATGGCTTTCCATAAGGCAGCGCCCGATCAAATCAAACATTTTGTTTTTTGAACATGCGTAGCAATGATTACACGGCACTAGGACCTTTTCATAAGTTGGCCCAGATAGTTTCCAAATCGGTTGTGGATTTACACACATTTGCATTTTTTCCTTCTCTTTCGTCGTTAGGCGTGACGGCAGTTAGAATACGGTATCAAGAGATGTATTCAAACAGCCCCGAAATTTCTAGGAGAAATTTCGGGGCTGTTTGCTTTTTTAGCGTCTCACGTCGCTTTTTTTGCTTTGACCGTTGCAGCGCGCACATGGTGACCTATCGGGCTAACTGCTAAGACGGATCAAAGGTATATTGAAGCCCCTTGCGGGGCTGCTTTGTGAGCACACACGCACGCCGCTTCGCTGGGCGGCATGTATGCAGACGCTATTTTTTTGAGAATTCAGGAATGCGCTAGGCCGTTTGCGTTGTAACCGCGTACGATCCGGCTTTGCCCTATTCCTGAGAAGCGGCCTGCTGGCCGCGTTTATTTGTATTCTGTTGGTTTGGGGGGCGGTACCCACCTCGCTTCGCTCGCCCACCCCCCATTAATTGCGCTTGTGGCGCTTTTGATTTGCTTAGAGAGGTCTAGCTTATAATTTGTCGTCTGCCCTATGCCTTGCGGCTAAAATCGGGCTTAGAAACGAATTAGGGCCGCTTAATGCGACCCCATTGTTGGTTCTTTTTTTTCCTCATCATTTTGCCTTCGGAGTCGAGTGTGTTGCAAAATATTGTGCATGTGCTCAGAGAGTTGAGCATTTAGGAGTATCAATTGATTGAAGTCGAGGCGACAGATCGCGTCGACCGCGTCTGTCATCGCTTTTTCTTTATTAATTGGCATTGTTGAGAACCTCTTTTGAAAATTCGGTATCTGTTGTTTCACCTGTTATTAGGTTGACCTTATCGCCACCCTTTACTGCGTTATATGGCGTTACAGTTTCTTGCCACCCGTCATGAATGACGGTTGCACGTGAACGCCAGTCTCTTAACTCCCAATGGGCAGGGTCCCATTTGAATGTATCATTTGGATCGCGAAGATCGGATTGAAAGAGGCTAGAAGTCTCATCACCGCCCCAGATTAATTTGTATCCATTTCGTTTTGCAATTCGCTTTCCTGTCATACCGACATAAAGCCAAAATTCTTTGGGAGCATCCCAATGATGATAAGCATGCACTACATCAATCGCGCAGCTACGTTGATGCGCGCCGTTTGTTGTTTTTGACAAACGTCGCTCAAACAATGTTTGCTGGAGATCAGGCGATCTATAGCAAGTATGGACGTACATAGGTATTCCGTCCTTTTTAAGTTGTCGAAACAACTTTTCAGTAAATTCACGCAATTCTGGAGGACAACCAACCCAGTTAGCGCGAGAATGCTGTTTTAGCATGTAATTGCTAGAGAATGTATCTTGTGGAGATTTCAAGTATTGAAGTTGCTTTGCAACATCTTCAGGAAACCATTTTTGAAAGGGATCAACAGGATGTGGCTTAAAATTTTGCCACGCACGACGCATTAATTCGCTCGGCGTTGTTTTGATATACCCCTTATCAAGTAAGGTTTTATTTAATTTGGCGACTAGCGCCCTAATTAAAAGATTTTTTTCTGATTTTCTCATGTTTTTGCCTTTGTTTAAGAAAGGCCCCCAATTAAGGGAGCCTCGTTTACTTATTTAAGAACGGCATTTACACCGCTTCCGAGGTTGTTTCCTCGGTTGTTTCCTCAGTTGCCTGCGAATCTGCTTCGGATGTTTCCTCGGTCTCTTCCTCATCGTCAATCACCTCGGTTGTTGGGCGTTTTTGCATCATTTTATCAAATTCTGCTTTTTGTGCTTTCATCGCCGTGCGATTTTGTAGCTCCAACCTTCGAACCGCCTGTTTAACAATCGCGTTAAAGCCATCATCAAGCGGTTTCATTTCCGCGTTTGTGAAAACCTCCCCTTCGCTTACACGAAGTCGAGTTTTCGGCGCATAAACTGCGCTTTCGACGGAAGTTGACAGGTGATAATGGTCATTCGGACCCTCCACCTTAAATTCGCTGCCATATCCTAGAAGAATCTTGTCCGCCCCTAAATGGAGATAAAGCGCGGCGGGCGCCGCCAAACGAATGTGACAATTTCCATACGCGGGAATTTTATTGCCTTTCGGCATATGTTCCCAGTCGAGGCTATACTTGATCTTTTGCATTAGACTTGCTCCGCTTCCACCATGGCGAATTCTGAATTATCTTCATTCAGAACATCACCGAATTGAGTTATTCCCGTAATTGTCAGTTGTTGTTGAACACCAATGTTTACGATGTGATTAGCTGGCACGCTAAAGACATCTTGAGGGAATGGTGAAGGACAAAGCCAATGGTCTGATGTAAATACGGGATCAACAATGTCGGCTTGCCAAATTGCAGTACGCCCCGACGTATTTGGAGTACCTGGGGTACTTTGGATAAATTCACCACCGAGCCGCGTAAACTCACGTTTCCATTTGGAATTCATAGGCTCATAGCCGAATGTCCCCGCAGGTGTGGAATGAGCCGTATCCAAACGACGGTTCAAAACCGTATCAACAGGTTCAGTTCGCTGAATGTCGCGCAATGCATTTGGAAGATCATCGACGTCCGTGACATATAGATACTCGTCAGCTTGCCGCTCGTAAAGACGCTCAGGCATTACCTCAACAGTTGCCATTATAATCCCGCCGTATTCAGCGGTCGGAACGTTGACGCTAAGCGTCATTTGAGCGCGACCAGTGCTAACACTGTCATCTAGGTTTGCAGCGTCAGTTGCGTGGCGTTCCGTCATTCCAAACACAACCGTTTTGCTATCAAGCAACCAAGGACGGTGCATAAGCTCATTTGGAACAGTGAAGCCCTGCAATAATTCAGACATAACAACATCATCGTTGTTGAAGCCGCTGAAATTTGAACCTGCATACGCAGCGGCCCGTTTTGCAAATGCCTGAGTTGTGCGGGCCTTATCAATATCCATAAGCGACGTTGGAATAGTCACACCTGTCATTTCAGCATTGATATCAGGAACACCTGCGGCACCTTCTTTCACAACGGTATGTGCTTCGCCCGCTCCGACTGGAGTTGCCGGACCATCTGAGACCCATCCAGTAAATGTAACGTGTCCTGCATCTGCCGTAGTCGCCACATTCGAATACGACGTTGAAGCACTTTCGTTACGGATGCCAAATCCACTTACAGGAATTTGACCCGCTGTTACATCCAGATCAAGAGAACCTACAACTAGCGCTTGTTCATAATCTGGTACAATTTCAGACATACGATTGCGTGGCCAAAAGGCTTGCTTCAATGTTCGTGCATTGACTGCACTTTCTGCCCAATAGTCGTATTTCGTCATTTTTGACGAATGCGCCGCTAGTCGAAAATTTTGAATATGATTATATGCATCGATATAATCATGGTTCATTTCCTGACCTGCAACACCGTGTATTCCTAGCGCCTGATAAATTTCCCCCGCCAAATCTGCATTCACTGATCCCGAAGGCGTCACCTCAAATAATGTCGGCGCCGCTCTCGTTGTACTATTCAAAGCTGTAATGGATTTGCCATGGTATGCGTGCGTATACTCATCCAATCCGCTAAAATGAGGTAGAGATGGGCGCGGAACAAACCACACTTGGCCACGGCCAATTACGGCGTTTTCAAGAGGTTTAGGCATTTCTGCCAATTGTAAATCGAGCGCAATCCGGCCCGAACAACTATCCTTTCGGAATAGCGGAGCAACCGCAACAGGAATTACCACGCCAGCATCACCGGACGTTCGGGTCGAACAATAATCCGGTCGGCGTGTCATTCCGTACTCAATAGGTCTTGCATCTTGTCTAATCATTTCATTTTCTCCTGATTAGGTTAGGTTATTTCCACCAATTAAGGGTTCCTAATGGTGGAAGGGAAGTTTGTGGTAATGGCCGACGATCATAATAAGATCCATCAGGCGCGAGCTCACCATAATCTGGGGGGCGCTCTTCACTAAAGGTTAGAGCATTGCGCCACCAGTTAGATATACGGTTGTCCTCATTCGCTTTTTCAAATTCAAGGATTTTCCGTATGGCGAAGCCTGTTATCATGCTATCGGCGTCAGGGCCTTCCGTTACTTTAACAGTATTTCCTTGCTCACCTACATAGGTTTGCGTCGGGCTTTCGACCCTATCCGAAACAATTTCGCCATCCTCATTATAAGAAAGGCCAACTTGCGGCGCTCCAATAGCCCGCAACGCTGTTGTTATAATTGGGTCCACAGGAGGCACACCCTGAATAGGGTCTGCAGTTGGATATTCGTTTGGAATGAAGGCCGAACCCGCCGTACGACCACGACGAGCCTCATCAATTTGTATGCGCATTAAATCATTGCGCAATTCCAGGCTTTTTTGCTCGGCCGCCGAACGTCCAGTGAGAATGTCCTCAACCTTATCAAACGCATTTGTCATCGCGGTTTGCGTCATCAAAGGGGGTCTTTGCTGTTGAGCAAGACCCCCACGAATGGCTTCTAAAGGATGAATGCCAGCTTCTTTCGCCTGGCGCACTGTATCGCTTATTCGGTTTTCATAGTTTTTTTGCTTTTGACGACCTTGGATAAGGCTTGCGCCAAAAGATAGGAGAGGGCCTAGCCAGCTCATTAGAGAACCTTCCGTACAACAAGATCAATAAGAATGCCTACCGCAACAGGAATTGCGGCGACGATTGTTTGCACATCGTCAGAGGCATAACCAAGCGTTCCAAGGAACGTGCCAATAGTTGTTGCCATACGATGAGAGACTGGGCGCAGTATTTGATCGATTAGAAATTGCATTACTTAACCTTTCTTTGTGCAAT